ACGCTTTGAAGCACCAGGCGGAAATGTAATGACAGTTGATTGGTACGGTTTTCGTAAACAACAACAAATCACGGTGCCTGCAAAGCAATTAGAAAATATAAACAATCTGTCTTTATCTGTTGGATGCGTATGAAATTAAGTTGTAAAATTAAATGGGTTGCTACAATCGTTACACTTGCTGGTGCAATTGCAACGGCTCTGATGTATGACCCATTAAACATTTACTTGTTGAATCTTGGTGCATTTTTGTTTTTAATCTGGGGTTATATGATAAAAGACAAGGCGATGATTACAGTAAATGCTGGTCTTTTGTTTATTTACATACTTGGAATTTGGGTAAGAATATGAATAGCGTATTTGCGTTAATGCTTGTAACTGCAACCGGTGTCGTAGAGGCACCCAACACTTTTAATTCGTTAAGAGATTGTCAGGCTGTTGTTGATAAAATTACTTTTTCGGCCTATTGTGTAGAAAAGAAACCTGTCAACATTGAAAAAGAAATGAATACTTTTTTAGCTATGTTCAAACGGATGCAAAAGGAAATGGAAATTGAAAAGAGATAAATTTCAGCAAATGATGGACCGTAATTTCATTGCATTGTGGGAACAAACAATTGAATCGCAAAAAAGAGCAATAGAATACCACAAGAAAAATAAAAATGATTTTATGGTAGACCTTACGCAAGATTCTCTGCAAAGAATGATAAAGAAATATGAACAAGTCAAAGAAAAGTTTAAAGCCTCGTAACTTCCTGATAAAGGATTTGTTTACTCCTAAATACAAGCTTCGTGTCGTAAAAAGCAAGAAGAAGTATGATAGGCAGTTGGACAAATCCTCACTACGAAAGGAAGTTTATGCAGCCTGAAACCAAACCAAAACCATCAAATCAATATGACGGCATTTATTTTTTGCCGTATGAAGATGAAGAGCAAGAAGGTCTTTTAATATCATATTTTGATTTTAAGAATGAAATGGCCGGCGGCGAACCAATTGAAACAACGCCGGTCGGGTCAAAATATCATATTGCCTTTTTTAAGGCTGATGAAGAAGGTAACCCAACATTTGATGAATCATTTGAGGCAATTCTTGGAGACCCTGGCAAGTATATTGAAAATCTATCCGGTGCCGGAGTTTATGGTTGTGTGGTAAAAAAGACAACAAAATCATCAAAATGGTTTGATAATTACCTCAAGCGTGCATTAGAACATATTAAAATACACAATATGGTCGGTGTTTTAAAATCAATCGCAGAAACTAAATGAAGAAAGTGAGTATATTATGCCTAATTGGTGCAACAACACATTTGAATTAGTAGCTCCAAAAGAAAAGGTTCGTGAGTTTGAATCTTTCCTAAACGAAAAAAATGGTAAAGATTGGTTTGATTTCTTTTTACCATGCCCACAAGAACTAAAAGATGTTGGTGATGTTTCTTTTCATCACACAAACGAAGAGCTTGTAAAGAAATACGGTCATAGTGATTGGTATTCCTGGTCTGTTTCTAATTGGGGTTGCAAATGGAACTGTGATGCTCAAGATTGGAATGTGGAAGATTATGATGAAGAGAACCTTAGCATACGATTTTGGTTTGATTCGCCTTGGGGACCACCAACAGAATTGTATTCATTTATTAGTCAACAAGAAGATTTAAATGTTTTTGCAAATTTCCATGAAGAAGGAATGGCCTTTGTAGGTAAATTTGAGTATGGTGACATTGAACAATATGAATATAGTGATTTAGATTCTTTAGATGGCATTCCTGATGACATTATTGAAGAATGGAATCTGCGTGAAATGCTTGAAGAGCGAGCTGAATGGGAAGAAGATGAAGAAAGCGAAGAGGAAAATGACATTGATGAAGTTCCAAACGCTAGCAAAGAAGATTTAGAAGAAGCTCTTGAAGAATTAAAGAAAGATTTTGATAAATTGATGAAAGAAGAAAAGAATGGCAAGTCAAGTTGATACAAAAGAAGGTCGTGAATGGACACAATCGTTGCTGAAATCGCAAGAAGTGACAATTTCGTTCACAAAAAAAGACGGAACAGAGAGAAAAATGCTCTGCACTCTCGCTGAAAGTAAAATTCCTAGCGAAAAAATGCCAAAAAACAGCGGAAAATCAAAATCCGATGATGCACTCGCTGTTTTTGACATTGAAAAAAATGATTGGCGCAGTTTCCGCTGGGATTCCGTGACAAAAATTGAGTTTACTCTTGGAGAAAAATGAAAATGAGTGAAAAAAAGCGTTTTGTTGTTGAAACCGTGAGTAGTTTTTACGAAATTCACATTGTTGAAGCAGAAAATGAAGAAGAAGCAAAATTTATTGCTCAAAATTCTGATTATAACGCTTCAAAATGGTTAGGACAACAAGTAGCAAACATCAGCGAGTTTGCTGAAAGTGATATGCCACGACTAAAAAAAGTGGATTCATACTTTTTTGATGGTTATGCGACCATTGAAGAAGATTATTTGCTTTATCGCAAAATGAATGGTGAATTAAACGGCAATATGCCGCAAGAAAAGATTAGATAAACGCTCCGTTAGTTAAGTGGAATAACAGCTCACTTGTAATGAGCAGTCCGGTGTCCGATTCACCGCCGGAGCACCAATTTCGGAGCGTAGGTCAGCCTGGTTAGACCGCCTGCTTTGGGAGCAGGAAGTCGTGAGTTCAAATCCCACCGCTCCGACCAAAACCCGCCGTGTGAAGGCCAGAGGCAATGCCAATAAGACCTCTGATCCTAAGAGGAAATCAAAATGTCAGGAAAAGGTAGTAAACCAAGGCCATTAAGTGTTGACCAAAAAACATTTGATGACAATTGGGACAAAATATTCAAAAAATCAGAAAATTGGGATCATTATAGTGATTTGCCAAGTCCCAACTCATATCAAGACATACTTTCTACGGAAGATTGCGTTTTAGACGCTTTGGATAAAATCCGACCGTAGCTCAGTAGATAGAGCATCTGCCTTCTAAGCAGAATGTCGCAGGTGCAAATCCTGTCGGTCGGTCCAAATACGGGCCGGTAGCTTAAACAGTAAAGCAAGCGACTCATAATCGCTGGAGTGTGGGTGCAAGTCCTACCCGGCCTACCACTTTTACTAAATAGAAACCTAGTAGTGATTTTTGTCTGGCTTGTGGTTTTTAGTATGCAAATTACAAGAAAGGCAATTATGAAGCGCATTTTGGTCTCAATCGCTATGATTGTGGCTGCCTCGTCTGTTACCGCTCAAACCGTAATAGACACAACTACAAGATCCAACTCTACATCCACCACAAAAGTTGAGAGCCCACCACCTACGGCTGTGGCTCCAGCTATCACAACAATCAACAATGATGTTTGCGCTGTTGCAGCTTCTGGTGCAGTTCAAACACAAATTTTCGGTGTCTCCATGGGCGGTACAATGCGAGACATGAATTGTGAAAGAATCAAATTAGCAAAAAATCTATTTGATATGGGAATGAAAGTTGCCGCAGTAGCAACTCTATGCCAAGATGAAAGAATTTTTACCGCCATGATTGCAGCTGGCACACCATGCCCAATTGAAGGCAAAATTGGCCAAGATGCAAAAGATGAATGGGATAAAAGAGGTGTTTTAGCAAGAAATGATAAAGCTGACAAAGTTAGTGTAGGTTTTTATGCTAATCAACCAACACCAAAAGAAAAACCAAAAGCTGAAACCAAAAAAGATAATTTCGTATGTGAGCAATATGCAGGCAGTGATGAAACGGTTAAAGAGAGAATGGGCTGCAAGTGAAAAAACTTCTTTGGTCATTATTGATTGTTTACGGTTCAGCGTTTGCACAAGAACCACAAACAACATCTAATTTGATTTATTCAACAACTAATCCTGCACCACCAGGAGCATCTTATTCGTGGTCAGGTTTTGTTGTGAATAATACAACTGGAGGTGGGTTTTCTGGAGGTAATGTTCCTGCATATAATCCTGACAACGGAACTTTTTATTTTGGTTATGGGCAATCAACTATTGCTTACAGTATTGCAATAAACTCTGCATTATCAGGTAGCGGTATTCAAATAGGCGGAATGAACTATGGTTTTGAATATTTAAACCAAGATTTTAACAGAGGAACATTGTCAACAACAATCAATCTTTTAAGTAATACTGGTGCAACATTACAATCATACACACACAATCTTCCACAAACCACTCAAGGTTGGACCAATTTTTCTCAAACACAAACATTTGCAAATCAATATTCATTATCAAATCTTGGAAATGCCACACTTACAGTAACGGGCCAAGATGATAGATTTTGGGCAGGTTATTATGGACCAGCATTTAGAAATCAATATCTGACATTTACTTACACAGCGGATATTTGTGCATCAAATCCATTATCTTCGCCTGATTGCCCTGGTTACGCTGCAGCTTATCAAACGCAACAATGTTCAATTAATCCTTTGTTTTCACCAAGTTGTCCTGGCTACACATCTGCACAATGTAACATTAATCCATTATATTCACAAGTTTGTCCGGGATATGCAGCAGCTTATCTAACACAACAATGCAATTTAGATGGATTGTATAGCACATCATGCCCAAATTATGCTGAAGCTTATGCTAAAAAGTATCTTTTGAATGTTGATACTTCAGGCACAAGTTCATCTACGCAAACTACAAATACGCCATCAACAACAGAACCAACAACAACGGTTTCCAATGATGGCAAAGTAAAAACAGAAGTTTCAAAAACTGGCGATAGTAATGTTGATAGTGTGATTGAATCAAAAGCTACATCAGCTTCTCCTAGTGATGCTACTGCTACTGTTAAATTAACACCGTCACCATCAGGAGGTCAAAGTGCTGGTACTCAAACAAACACCAAAACGGAAACAAAAACCGAAACAACGGCCGCACCATCCAGTAATCAACAGCAAACAACCAGAACCGCAAGAACAGAAAGAACTGAACAAAAATCTGGAACTAATGAAAGTAAATCTAATTCAGAAATGAAACAAGCTGCTCAACAAAAAGCCAAAGAAGAAATGAAAAAGGCTGAAGGCGCAACATCATTTGAAGGGCAAATTGCAACACAAGCTGCGGTTGTAAATGCAATTGCTTTTGTGCCTGGTTTTGATGCATATCAAACCGCAAAAATTATTGATGTTAATGCTTTACAATTACAAAGACAGTATGGTAAAGATGTGGTTGACAATAGACGATTAGGTCGTGGTTTGTTTGGTCCTTCGGATACAAGGCACCAAGAAATGGTCAATCAACAATACAGATAGGGAATAAAATGCCGGAAGAAATCAAAGATGTAAATAAAAAAATTGATGAGGCTGAAGCTGCAGTAAAAAAATACGCAAGTAAAGATACTGTAATTAGTATTGGCGGTTATGAATTTACACCAGCAAAATTAATGGTGGCATTTACAATTGTTTCATCCATACTTGGTGGTTTGTATGGTGCTTTTGAAGTATACAAATCATACCAAGATATGAAAAAGAAAATTGAAACTTATGTTGCTCCTGATTTAGGAGAGTTTGACAAACGATTAGCAATTATAGAACAGAATCAAAAAGAAACATCCAATGCTCTAAAAGATTCTGCCACTAAAACCGCTGATTATACAAGAGATATAAAGAATGACCTCAAAAACGACATACGCCGTATAGAGAAAGTGGTTGAGCAGGTTGAGCGTGATAGTAAACAGTTGTCCCGTGAAACGGACCAAGACCTTCGTAATCTTCGTAAGGAAGTAGATAATAAGATCCAAAAAGCGATGGATAATCCATTAGCAAAATAATAAGGGGCAGTTATGAAGAAAACATGGTTTGTATGGTTGATGCCTTTAATGCTCGTTCTAACAGGTTGTGGTGAGAGATATCGTTACCCATGCCAAGATCCTGAAAATTGGAATGAAAAGTATTGTCAGAAGCCATATTGTAGTGCCAACGGAACTTGTCCAGAGGATTTAACACACTACGAGAAAAACAATTCAAGCGGTACGAAAAGTGGGCCACAGCCTATCATAAATAATAAAGGAGCTTGTAAATGATAGATAGTTTGTTTAGAGGTGAAAAATATACAGTAGACGAATTAAATGCTCGTCTAAAATTTTTCATTGGTATTATATTGGGTCTGACACTCTTTGGCATTGTGTTTGTGGTTTTGTATTCTTTGATATTTGTCACACAACCAATGAATGGTATGAGTCCCGTTGACAATAAGTTTTTTGAACTTATTATTCCAATCGCAACATTTCTAACTGGCACATTGTCTGGTATTATGTTGGCTGGTGATGATAAAGATTTAAGAGCAAAGGCAATTGACGCAGCTTCTAAATCTGCACCACCGCCATCGTCAACACCTCCAATGGCACCAAAACCATTTACACCCAGCGCACCTTCGTTTGGTGCTCCAACACCATTTGGTTCTGGACCACCGGCAAATTCATTTTCGGCGGCACCGGTTTCAACAGGATTTGGTGGCAAGTTAGCCCCGCCACCAGCATATGAGCCGGAGTTATAATGTTTTGGGTGTTTGACATTTATGTAGCATTGATGTTAGAGGCTTGGTTTTTGCCGTATAAAATGATTACCCAATTTAATTGATAGTTGCCTGCCTGTTGTTTTGGTACAACAGGCAGGTTGACATGGATATTATATTATGTTAGGATGTGGAATCTAGTGAAAAATGGAGATTTGTAATGGCAAGAATTACTGATGCAAATTTGGCTTTTGCAGGTAGCGAACCAAAGTTTTTGGTAGAGTTATCAGCAATTGATATGATTAAAACTTTGTCATGGTATTCTCAAAACAAAGATACAAAAGATGCCGTTAAATGGGCAGCTGAGTATTTCAAAAAGAAATTTAAACTTGATGTATCTTCCGTAATCAAAGAATTTCCATCTACATTTGGTTTTGTCTGTCGTATTGTATTGAACGGCGGACAATTATGCATCAAAGACCAAGTTTGGTTTGATGACATGGTGAACAAAGTAAAACACCGTCTAAACGAACCAGTTGTTGTAGAGGATAAACCTAAAGCGATTGTTATCAATATACAAGAGCGTATTCGTGCCAAAGCTGATGATGCGATTGCTGAGTTAGAAGGCCAAGTTGATGAATTGATTGCATCTGGTTTTTCTGCTAACTCACAACCGTATGCTGTATTTCATACTTTAAATGTGAAAGATGCTCAAACGAAATATATCGTTGAGTGGGCTAAAGGCAAGCGTATTGAATTTGATGAAGTAATGAATACAGATGATAAAGAATTGAAAGAAGCATATTCAAACTTTACCAAACCACAATTGAAAAAGATGGTTGCGTATTTTGACCAAGTGATTTTGGATTGTCAAAAAGTTTCTGGCGAATCCACAAAATCTCGCAAACCAAGAAAACGCAAAGCCAAATCGCCCGAACAATTGACAGCTAAGATGAAGTTTATGCCTGAGTTCAAAGAGCTTAAACTTACATCAATCAAACCAGTTGATATAATTGGTGCTATGTCATTATGGGTCTATAACACAAAAACCCGTAAACTTGGTGTCTATCATGCTGAAGATGCTGGCGGCCTATCGGTAAAAGGTTCATCAATTCTAAATTTTGTAGAGAGCAAATCTGTGCAAAAGAAATTGCGTAAACCAGAGCAGATGGTACCTGAAGTGTTAAATGGTGGTAAAGTATTTCTCCGTAATGTGATGGAGAGTATTCGTGCTGTTGATAGTAAATTGACAGGTCGTATTAATGCAGATACTATTTTATTGAAAGTGACAAAATGAAAGTGACAATGATTGATCCACCAAGCGGTTGGATGTATGGATTTCCTAAAGCAATGCCTAAAAGGTTTGATACTTTTGAAGAGCAGCGTGCATGGTTAGTTTCTGAGGGTTATCCTCAAAAAATAATTGATGAATTTGGCGACCATTTTTATTGCAGATATTGGGAAACGGATGACCATGAAATACCTCCACATACTGATTGAGAATTGACATGACCATATATCTAAATGACGAGCGTGATTATACACCAATCGTAGAAGAATGGGTTCGTTGGTTTTATGAAACTATGGATATCAATGACCCATATCTTCGGCCAGGCAACGAAACAGGTGAGGCGCCTGATGGTGTCAAAATTATCTTTGATGGTTTTGGTGACTATGAAGGTGAAGATGAAAACGGTGAATATGTTTATGAAGAAGCCGGCAATAAGAACATGATTAGTTTTGCCGTATTCGTTCATAAAACATCTTTGACGGAAGATTTTCCCGAGCATGAACAAACACCATGGGCATTAATACATCGCCCAAAAGAAGAAGTTTGTATTTGGGCTTGGTATGATGTAGAAAATGATGAAATTGATATCATTCCATTTGAAGAAAATAATTCAACAGAGCTTGATTCTGATTTTGTAGTTGATTTAATTTTTAAAATTGCGGAGCGTGATGGTTTTGATTTTGACGGTGATAACAAAGAAAGACCGCCTTCAAATGCCTGGCCATTTCCAACGAAAGATAAAGATGACTGAGCAGGAAGAGCAACGATTATACCGAATCTTGTTTGAAGATTCTGATGAGGAAGTTGGCAATGAAGTTTATGAGTTGTATGATACAGTTACGGAAATAATTCAAAACAAAACACCATTATTGCCTCAATCTGTGCGTATTTTGCACTAAAATAGCCATACTATGATTATATTTGATTACCAACAGGTAGCAATTTCAAATTTGATGGAACAAATCGGTAGTTCTAAAACTGCCGTAGACGAAGGTCTTGTTCGGCATATGATTTTGAATACCATTCGTACCTATGTGAAAAAGTTTAAAGAATCGCATGGGCCTGAAGTCGTTATTGCTTGCGACAACAAAAACTATTGGCGCCGTGATATTTTTCCTCACTACAAAGCTGGTCGTAAGAAAGCTCGTGAGGCATCTGGTCACGATTGGAATACTATCTTTGAATGCCTGAACAAAATTCGTGATGAGCTCAAAGACCATTCGCCATACAAAGTGATTTCGGTTGATACTTGTGAAGCAGATGACATTATTGCTACTTTGGTGCAAAAACATTCAGCAACACAAAAGGTTATGATTCTGTCTAGCGATAAAGATTTTGCTCAATTGCAAAAGTTTCCTAATGTTGAACAATTTTCACCAATTCTGAAAAAATACATTAAAGAACCTTTACCTGCGGCACAATTAAAACAAATGATTATTAGAGGAGACAAAGGTGACGGCATTCCTAACATTCTGTCTATGGACTCTGTGTTTGTTACTGGTGGACGCCAGAAACCGATAACAGAGGCTAAGATTATTAATTGGATGAACCAAGAACCAAAAGATTTTTGTAACGATGAAATGCTTCGCAATTATTCTCGTAATGAAACTCTGATTGATTTGACAAAGATTCCTCAGCGCCTAGTGGACAACATACTACATACCTATGACAACGCAAAAGGCTCTTCAAAGCAAGAGTTTATGAATTACATGATTGCGAATCGTTTGAAAAATTTAATTGAGGTGCTTGATGATTTCTGATATATTGTATTCCGAAATTTTTGCTGAGTTTAATAAAGCTACAACAAAAGCTGAACGCTTGGCGGTATTGCGTAAGTATGACCACCCAAGATTTCGTGAATTTCTAAAGTATGCATTTAACCCAAATGTAAAGTTTGATGTTGAAGTACCTAGATACAGACCGGCAGTTGAACCTGCTGGCCTTAACTTTACATATCTAAGCTCCGAAGTAACTAAATTCTATCGGTTTATCGTTGGTCATCCAAAACGACCAGCTGGTCTCACACCACAAAAACAGAAACAATTATTGCTTGTTGTTTTAGAATCTTTACACAAAGACGAAGCAGAAATTCTTGTTCGCCTTATCAAAGGTGATATTGGTGTAAAATATCTCACATTAAATTTATTATCTGAAGCATATCCAGGTTTTTAATATGAAAATTGTAGTGTGTTCTGGTGGATTTGACCCGATTCATTCTGGTCACATTTCTTACTTGCGAGCTGCTAAAAGGCTTGGTGATAAACTTGTTGTTGGTGTGAATAGTGATGATTGGTTAACTCGTAAAAAAGGTAAACCATTTATGCCTTTAGATGAGCGCCTTCAAATCATCCAATCAATTAAATATGTTGATTATACCATGAAGTTTCTGGATGACGATGATACTGCCAAACATTTACTGCACAATGTTAAACTAATGTGGCCTAGTGATGAGATAATTGTTGCAAATGGCGGCGATAGAAATCAAACAAACAACCGTGAAGCAGAAGTTGAAGGTGTAACTTTTGTTTTTGGTGTAGGTGGTTCTCACAAAATGAATTCTTCTTCTGATATACTTAAACAATGGAACAATTAAAAGTAGCCGTAGTTACACCCACAATTGCATCTGACCATTTTGCTCAATGCTTAGAATCTGTTCAAAATCAAACATATGACAATCTTATACACTATATTTTTGTTGACGGCAATCAGCATTTGGATATGGCTAATGGGTATATTGATAAAGCTGGAAATAGAAAACAGATATCCCGAATCACGCTTGAAGAAAACATTGGTAAAGGTTGGTACGGACATAGAGTTTATTCTGCTTGTTCTTTTTTGGTCAACGCAGATGTTATTTGTTACCTTGATGAAGATAATTGGTACGAACCTTGCCATGTTCAGAAATTGGTTGAGAAGATACAGATTGGAAACGATTGGGCTTACTCTCTACGAAAAATCTTTGACAAAAAAGGAGAGTACCTTTGCGATGACAATTGTGAATCGCTTGGCAAGTGGCCTGTATATTTTAATGACAAAGTATTTCATATTGATACCTCCTCTTTTGCTGTTAAGCGTGATGTTGCTACTCGTATAGGTCATTCATGGTATGGTCAATGGGGTGCAGATAGGCAATTCTTTTCAAACCTGTCAATGCATTTTTCAAAGTTTGATTGCACCAATGCTCATACATTGTGTTATCGCTTAGATGGCAATCCAAATTCTGTAACAAAAGATTTCTTTGACCAAGGTAATGGAGTAATGCAAAAGAAATATGGCACCGAATTTCCTTGGCACACAAATAAACGATTAAAACAAATTGAAGTAGGTCCCGGTATTGTTATCACAGAATGAAAGTAGAAAAAACAAAATTAGACGGTGTTTTACTCATTACACCGCCAATTATGGCTGAAGATTTTCGTGGCACAAATACGGAAATTTATCACAAAGAGCTTTATCAAAAAAACGGTATTAAAACAAATTTTATTTTAGATTCTGTTAGCACTTCACGCAAGGATGTGCTGCGTGGAATTCATGGCGACAACCGAACAACCAAACTTATCTCTTGCCTTCATGGTTGCATTTACTTTGTTGTCTTAAATTGCGATACAACATCACCTCAATTTGGTGAATGGCAATCCTTTACATTATCAGAGCAAAACAGGCAACAAGTGTTAGTGCCACCTAATTTTGGTAATGGTCATCTTGTAATGAGTGACCATTGTGTATTTCATTATAAACTAGACGCATATTATGACCGCCAAAGCCAATTCACAATCCGATGGGACGATTCTGGACACAATATTTGGTGGCCAATCAAAAATCCTATTCTCTCCGAACGGGACTCGCTCATCTAACATGAAAACTGCATTTGTAACCGGTAGTTCCGGTTATTTGGGCTCTCATGTCTGCAAGGAACTCAAAAAAGCTGGATGGAAAGTTTTTGGTTATGATTACGAACAACCAAAACACCTTTATTTGGACATTTGGGAAAATGCTGACATTCGTGATGCATTGTCATTATATGGAGCATTGAAGCGTAGCAAACCTGATGTTGTTTTTCATTTTGCTGGGCGTATTGAAGTCGGGCTTTCACAACAAGAACCTACTGAATTTTACGAAGTGAATTCTGGCGGCACCACAACTCTTTTGAACATGATGAAACAATTAGAATTAGACAACATCATCTACTCGTCTACGGCTGGTGTTTATGAACCGCAAAATAGGCCGATACAGGAACCAGACCCAAAGAATTGGGACAATAATCCGTATGCTGGTTCAAAATTGTGTGCGGAAACAGCTATTCGGCATTCTGGCCTCAAACATATTATTTTTCGTTATTTCAATTTGGCTGGTGCCGATCCAGATAATGATATTGGTGAGTGCCATGATCCAGAAACACACTTGATTCCTAAAACTTTGCAAAATCTAAATACTTTCGTTGAAATCTATGGAACAAGCTATGACACAGAAGATGGCACCTGCATCCGAGATTATGTTCATGTATCAGATGTTGCCAACGCTCATCTACTTGCCGCAGACCACCTACTTGCCGGCAAAGAATCCCACATACTCAATTTAGGAACAGGCATAGGAGAGTCGGTAGTTTCCATCATTAGCAAAATCATAAAAATGACAAATATGCCCATGACAAATGTGATAACTTTGCCAAGGCGTGAGGGTGATCCGGCACGATTAGTTGCCGATATAACTCTTGCCAAAAAGATATTGAACTACCGACCAAAACATGATATAATGTCCATTCTACAAACCGCTTATAACTGGCATCTTAAACAAAATGGTAAATAAAGACATACAACGGCATGAAGGCCTTGGTGCAGGCGATATTATTAACCTGGGCTTACTCAAAAATCATACCTTTGTTATCAATGGTGAAATTAACGAAGAAATCGTTGGCGAAGCTATTCGCTGGTTGATTTATGAAAACGCCAGCGATGAAGAAAAAGAACTTACAATCTATGTCAATTCTGAAGGTGGTAGTGTCAATGACGCTTTTGCCTTGATTGATATGATGCGGCATTCCAAACACATAATTAATACCGTGGGTCTTGGAAGTGTGATGAGTTCCGCTTTTCTTATCTTTGCAGCTGGCACTAGAGGCTATCGGTATATTTCCAAAAACGCTAGCATTCTTTCACACCAGTTTAGTGATGAACTTTCACAAACAAAACACCATGATATCAAATCATTTTCAAAAGAATGTGATAATACCAATGAGCGTATGGTCAATTTACTTAAAACTTGTACCGACCTCAATGGTTCTATAATCAAACGAAAACTTCTACCTGCATCCGATGTTTGGTTGACAGCTGAAGAACTCGTTGAACTTGGCATTGCTGACCATATCTTATAAGGAGGTTATTTTTCACAAATGCTAACAGGCGGCAAGAAGTATCAAAAACCGGTTAAAACAAAATTTAAAAAGAACCGTGACAAAGAAAATCAAAATCTTTTTAAACCAAAACATCACGATAAATCCGTTTATCGTCTAGCAAAACAAGAGAAGGAAGATTATGTCGTATAGAGAGGTTCTTCTTAAACAAATTCTAGAGCTAGAAGAAAAGATATCAAAAGATTCTACACTTAAATCTGCACTAGAGAGCGAATTAAATCGCCTGAGAATTGCTGAATTTGAGGAAGAAATGAAAGAATCGCAGGAACAGCGTCTCCTAAAGGGTTAGTGACCACTCACTTACCTGTTGTATAAAAACAACAGGGGCTATTGACATCCTGCCCCAGCCGTGGTATAATGGAAAAATACTGAAAAACGGCGATATTATATTATGTTTAAAATACTAAAAGAAACAACGGTATGGAATTCTGAATATACCGTGTATAATCACACCTATCTTTTAGATCCCAAAAGTCGTATTCTGGCATATTATAATGCCAAAGATAAAACGATACACAAATTAAATTCACCGTATTTAATTGATAAAAGATACCGCAAATTCGTGGAAACAAAACATAGCGGTTTATCTAAATTAATTCCCAAAGATTATAAAGAAGAAAAGGCAGACAAAGTTATGCCTTCGGATACTTTGCGTGTTTTTCATGTCAAATCAAAATCTAAAAACAAAACTTATGAGGTGTCGTTTCAAACAATTACTAAGCAATTGAGTTGTGGTTGTACCGGGTTCGGTTACAGAATGACCTGTAGCCATGTGAAAGCTGTTGCAAATAAACTAGGAGTTTAATTATGAAATTTACCGTATATCAAATCAATCTGTCCGACAAAGATTATGAAAATAGTGTTTTGCGTGAAATGTACCTTAACACAACTATGGATCCCACCACGGAAGCAATTGAGAAAGCAGCCGGTCTGTATGCTAAAGTAGCAGAGATTGACGCTCTTTCTTTTGACCATGTATTTGAAATTGGCAACATTGGTCCTGAAGAAAAAATTACTCGCTTTGACGATATGCACTCGGTATCGGTTGGTGATATTATTAAAAGTGAAAGTGGTGCGATGAAATATGTTGCGCCTTATGGTTTCAAATCTATCGCATTTTAATTGGAGTTTATTATGATTCAAATTATGAAAATTGCAAGTGAAATTAATTCTCTTTCTGACCGTGATTTGCGGTTACTTGCTGAATGGATAAAAGACAAACCGGCCAATTCTTTGGCCAATTATCTGTCTTTTGAATTACAAGAGCGTGAATCAATCAACATTGAAGTGCAAGAACCCGTTTGTTAATATGTCAATCATTTATACACACCAAAGATCCAAAAAACGCAAGCCCACCGCCAAGCAGCGTGAGCTTGCCAGACAATGGGAAGAATTGATTGCAAAACACACACCCAAAACCACTCATGCAACCGTTTCTCAGCAGCCGATGCAGCGAATTGCACCGTATCGCCGTGAAACGCCAAATTATCCGTCACTTAATAGCACCGAATACAACACCTACAAAAAAGATATTCAGCAATACACCGGTGACAAAATGAAAGGCATTGGCACTTTACACAAATCAAATGCTGTGCCTATTTTTACTGATGAAGAAGCAAAGGATCAGGCAACTATGCGAAGGTAAGTGAGTGTTCACTAACCTGCGCCTGGAAGTGTTGTTTTTATACAACAAAGTGCTTGACATTCTTGCCACCACCTGTTATAATGGTCCTATTGAAATTGAGAGAGGTTATATTATGCGTTTATTGACAATCGGCAATCCTAAGGTTCTTAAAGGTATGAAACAAGGTTATATGACCTATATTTTGCACCTTGCACCTGCTACTCTTTCAGGTTATAATGTATGTGCAAAAGCGACCGCAGGTTGTATTGCAGCTTGTTTGAATACAGCAGGTCGTGGCGGTATGATTAAAAAAGGCGAAACGACCAATGCAATTCAACAAGCTCGTATTCGCAAAACAAAATTCTTTTTTGAGAATCGTGCTGAGTTTATGGCACAATTGGTCAAAGATATTGAATTAGCAATCAAACAATCCGCTAAGAAGAATTTGATTCCTGTTTTTCGTTTGAATGGCACCTCTGACCTTGCATGGGAAAAATACGAAGCAACGGTTACTGATAAAAATGGCCGTTCAATTGTTTTCAAAAATATCTTTGAAGCATTTCCTTTTATCCAATTTTATGATTACACCAAAATTCCTGGTCGCAAAGTGAACGGCATCGCCAATTATCATTTGACATTCTCTGAAGCTGATGGTAATGCTCTTGATACACTTAATGCGATTCGTGCAGGTATGAATGTTGCAACGGTGTTTGGTATTAAGAAAAATTCACCGATGCCTGAAATGTGGAACGGTATGAAAGTTTTCAATGGTGATGAAAGTGATTTGCGTTTTCTGGATCCAAAAGGTGTTGTTGTTGGTCTGTATGCAAAAGGCAAAGCAAAAAAAGACACCTCTGGTTTTGTGAAGTATCCTACTTTTATGATGAAGGCAGCTTAATATGATGATTTTTATTGGTGAGAGAGAAAAAAGTGAATATTCTAATCGTGAAGTATTTACTCGGCATGGTGGTGCGTATGACCGTGGTAGTGCCGATGCTTATTATCATCGGTCTCCTGAACCGCATTATTTTACAGGTGCGACATATCAATCCACTAAAATTGAAGAAGTAGATATGAGTGAAGAAGAAATCGCTGCCTACATGGCAGGTTATAATGAAACAACCGATATGAAGGATTGGGGTTAAAATGACAATTCGTAAACGCAACAAAAGTGATTTAAAGAAAAAGATTGTGATTGATTTGACTGGTCCACAAGGCAATGCTTTTTATCTAATTGGTGTTGTTAAACAAACATTTCGCAGGTCTGGTGCCGCCGAACTTGGTGACCAAATTGCGGAAGAAATGATGAAAGGTGATTATGAACATCTAATTAAAACCTTTGACTTGTATCTTGGTAATCATTTTGACTTGGTGAGATAAAATGAAATGTGTTATTTGTAATGGTAGAGTTTTTGGTTTTGGTCACAATGCTGAACCCGTTATGATTGGTGTTTGTTGTGATATTTGTAATGATACAAAAGTGATTCCTACTCGCATCAACAATTTACTTGGTGCCGGCGCAGGTAATGAAGTTTCTGAAAGTGATGGTTCTGGTGATGGCGGAGGAGATTAAAGTGGAAGATTTTTTAATTGGTATTGAATATGATGGTTCTTCATATGTTGCAAACTTTTTAAGTGGCAAATCAATTGAGTTAAATGCTGTGTCTTACCAAGATGCGGTTTTAGAAGCAGATACACTTGTTATTGGAGAATAAATTGATTAAGTTTTTAAAATACTCATCACCTAAAAGTGAATATTCTTTGTTTAAAGGAATACCGATGAGTGAATATACAAAAGAAAACCGTGATTATTTTCGTAAGCTGATGAAGCCCGGTTATGAATTACGATTTCTTTTTCGTGGACCTCGCCCGGCAAAATTTGGGCGAACCTCGTATACCCGGCAATCTTATTGTATCAAAGAAGATGCAACAACATTTGCCGTTTATGTAAGACGGTAAACATTGGCAAAATACCTTGACAATCTAACCGTGTTGTGTTATAATAGCTGTTCCAAAACTTGATAAGGAGTATTACAGTATGGCTCGTGGTAAATCTACAAAACTTAAGCCCTTCCAGAAATTGCTAACCGTTTTGCAATCTGGCAAGCCCGTAACGATTGAAGAGATTGATGCCACACTCGGCAACGAAATCTATATGTATCGCCTGTCCACTTATATGTGGCATATCAAAACTCAGGCGAACGGCGTTGTAAAAGCAATCAAAGATGGCCGCAAAGTGACGGCATATCAGGTTGTAAATGCCTCTGAAGTAAAAGAGTATATGAAGCGTGCTGGTGTTACAAGTGCAAACTTTACACCCGGTCAAACGACCAAGAAGCCTTCAATTGCTAAACTCGCTGACCTCGCAGCAAAGCCGAAGAAAGCACCGGCAAAAACTCCTGCGAAGAAGCCTGCCAAGCCTAAGAAAGTTGAAGCTGTTACAGCCGATGCTGACCTAGAAATCGTTGAAGTGGAAGAAGCAGCTTAATTGTGAGTTAAATGGGGGAGTGTGCGTCACACATGGCGCCTATTCTCAAACGACAGCGACTGTTGGGAAACAGACACCGTGCCCCTTATGATTATGGAGATTTAAATGATTCAAATGAAAAATGTAAGTGAAAAAGTTGCAAAGTTTATGATGGCAAAACCTGGTTCGTTCTTTGTCGTACCAAAGAAATCAGAAGTGCCTTTTGAAACTTGTGCAAAATTTGGTGTGAAATTGTTTGTTACACCGATGAGTGACAAACCGTTTAAGATTGTCAAAAGAGTTTAAGAGCAAGTCGTTTCATCGGCGACTAATGTGACCCGCATGATAGAAGTAGGCTGATAACCTACGGGTGGTTCTGGTAGAAGGTCTGCCATGGTAACATGGGTGAAAAGCCTACCACATCAGAAATGATGCCGTCTAACCAAACGGGCGTTGGCTATACGAGAATCTCTGCGATGGCGAGTGGATGGAAGGTTGGTGGGTGTTACCACAAACTATATGTACCACGGTCGCAGAGAAGCACCTTACTAAGGATATATTATGAAAGATAGTGAAAAACAGATTTTACTAATTTGCCAAGAAGAGTGTGCAGAAGTTACACAGGCAATTAGTAAGGTTTTTCGTTTTGGTTATGATTCTGAATACAACAACAGAACAAACCATGAGCGACTAACCGAAGAAGTTGGTGATTTACTTGCGATGATTGATTTGATGGTTGAAGCTGGCATTATTGATGAAGCAGCAATTCAACTGGCATCAGCGCAAAAAAAAGTTAAATTAAAGCAATGGTCTAACATTTTTGATAAACCTAATTTAGAGTTGGTAAAAAATTGAACTGGATTCTTATCATTTGGTTGGGAACGCCAAGTAACTATACGGTTTACCAAGAATTTAAAACCGTTGAACAATGTATAGAAAAACAAACAATGGTACAAAAAGCTTTACAACAGGCAGAATCTAAAATGAATGTAACTTGCCGTAAAGCTTCAATGATGGATAAAAAACAAAGTGGCGATATAGTCGTGCATAGATATGTCTTTTATTAATTACCTCAAATACAGCGGCGCCTGTGTTACAATAACGGTGAATCCATACCATTGGGCGTGGATTCCCGTTTTTGCTTATGAGGAATCAAACGAAATGTGGTTTCAGGACTCTTTAAGAATTTCATTTTTATTTTTTACTTTACGAATTTGGATTGATGATGGGAGTTGGTAATGAACATTTTCTATCTTGACCGTGACCCTCGCATTTGTGCTGAAATGCACCTTGATAAGCATTGCGTGAAAATGATTATTGAATATGCACAACTTATGTCAACCGCACACCGAGTGCTTGATGGTACCGAATACTATGATAAGACCGCAAATGGACGCAGAATTAAGCGTTGGCGCCTAGAAGATGAGCGTGAAGCCCGACTAATGAAAGCTTCGCATATCAATCACCCATCCGGTATATGGGTTCGTGCCAATGTTGCAAATTACAGGTGGTTGTTTACAATGTGGGAATTTTTGTGTAAAGAATACACTTTTCGTTATGGTAAACAACACGCCTGTAATCGTTTGTTGAATTGTTTGGATGTGGCACCAAACAATATACCTGGTGGTGACTTTTATCCACCAACACCAGCTATGCCTGATGAATGTAAAATCGCCGGCGATTCCTTGGCTTCGTATCATAAATACTACAATGAGCGTAAGGCTCATTTTGCACGATGGACAAAACGAGAGATACCTTACTGGTTCTCTCCTGTGATAAATACAAATAATGCCCACATATAGTTTTATTGATATTGATACGGGTGAAGAATTTGATGCGCTGATGAAAATTTCTGAGCGTGAAGAATTTCTTAAAAGTAACCCGAATATTCAACCATTGCTAACCGCCGCAGCAATTGTAGGCGGCGTATCCATCAAAGATAAAGTTCCCGCTGGTTTCAAAGAAGTTCTCGCCAAAGTAGCAGAGAATCATAAAGGTTCTGCTGTTGCTCAATCTCATGGCAAAAGATCCATAAAAGAGGTAAAAACAAAAAGAGTAGTTGATTCATTACATAAAAAGAAGTATGGAAAGTGATAAGTGCGGAAAAAAGATTTGACAAATATACCGCCAGGCCAAACAAATTGTTCCTGTTGTGGTGAATTAAAAGATAATACACAATTTCCATACTATAAAACAAAATTTGTCAATAAAGGACCAAATAATCCGTTAACTGGTTTTAGAAGTCGTGTCAATACAATTTGTGAAAAATGCAGAAAAGAGAAACAAAAAGACCGAGCATCAATTAAGAAAAATTTTAAGGATTTAAAAGAACCGGATCATGGGCAACCATGTGAATCGTGCGGCGAAAAGGTCACGCAAAATTGGCAGTTAGACCATTGTCATAAAACAGGAATTTTTCGTGGTTGGCTTTGCAAACAATGTAATACAGGAATAGGAAATTTAGGTGACGACAAATCTTCTGTATTAAAAGCTTTGATGTATCTTGAGCGAGCAGAGAAAGGGGAAAATCCAAGCCAAAAGCTTTTAAATGGCATAAGATAAACTTTGTTATGTCAACGCTTCGTAAGGAGAAAGTATGGCAAAACGAAAAGGTATTGAAACAAAAGCAGCACTTTTGCACCAACACTTTAGAGGAGAACTCCAGAAAGCAGATGAAAATGAATTGGGTGATTGGTCACATGAGAACTTACAGAAAAATAGAGAAAGGTATATGAAGCAGCATTTCCCTTGGTTAGTAGAGGGATATAAAACACCGACATAATGAAAACTTTTAATCATGTAAAATTAAGTGAATTGGACTTTGAATTAGAATCCGAAACAACAGAAGCGGGTAGGACCTACAAGACACCAGGAGGAAAGTCCTACCCGTCTATCACAACCGTTCTATCCAACTACAACAAAAAAGCAATCTACGAATGGCGTCAGAGAGTTGGCGAAGAAGAAGCCAATCGTGTCTCTAGAGCTGCATCTGGTCGTGGCACCAAACTGCATAACGCTGTTGAGAAATATCTTTTAAACGAAATGAATGACCTGAAGTATCAATCTATGATGCCCGATACAAAAGAGTTATTTCTCAAAGTGAAGCCATTTCTGGACAATCACATTGGCGACATATATGGTATTGAACAACCATTGTATAGTGACAGATTGCAGATTGCGGGTCGTTGTGATTGTATTGCGGAATGGGAAGGTGAGTTATCTATTGTAGATTGGAAAACATCAACAAGAATAAAAGATAAAGACCACATACAAAACTATTTTATGCAATGTACCGCATATGCTGAAATGTTTGAGGAAAGAACAGGCAAACCAATTCGCCAAATTGTTGTTGCAATTGCCGTAGAAGATTCAAATGTACCGTCAATCTTTATTGAAAACAAAGCTGATTATCTTTTGCCTCTCCAAGATTACATTTTACGATATAATAGACCCATATAAATAAATTATGGGTAAAAAATTACTGTCAACTTTATTGTTTCTACCTGCGTTAGCTATAGCACAGGTTGACTATGTTCAATTTGAAACTGTTTGTGTGAGTAAAAAAATGCTTGATGAAACAGTTGCAAAACACGGCGAGAAACCTTTTGTAATAGCCGTTGGGCATAGATTGGTGGATGAAAAAAAGGTATTTCATCCTGTTATAATGTTTATGAATCCTAATACTAAAACTTGGACTCTTGTAGAAAGAATTGAGCCCGATACATTTTGTGTTGTGGGTGTTGGCTCAAAAATGGAACCGTTTTTTAGTAAGTAAAGAATTCGTTGAAGGTTGTAAAAGATGCGTTGGACGGGGGTGCGAATCCCCCCATCTCCACCAAAAGCATATTCCGAACCGAGTATTCTGGTAGCGAATGGTGAAAACCTGAATATGCTTCTGATGGGGATGACTAGATTTGACAGCGTATGTAATAAACAACTGGAGAATCGGCAAAGCCAAAGCCGTTAGGGTTGAGACAACTCGGCCGAAGAAGCAAAAACTACAAACGCCAATGATGAGCGCTTTGCTCTAGCCGCCTAAAGGTTAGATGAGGTTTCACCAACTGCACCTTATAATCCAAGCAGTTGGTATTCTTAATTAAGGAGATTATAGTATGAAAGCAGTCGCACTTATCGCAGCATCGTTGTTCGCAGTAACCGCCTTTGCTAATGCACCGAAGAAAGAAGAGCCAAAGAAAGACGCTCCGAAAGCTGAAGTCAAAAAAGACGAAAAAAAGAAGTAAAAATATGGTGGGCTTGTCCCACCATTTTTATTAATGCACCTGTGAGATTATGAAAGTAAAAATCGGACCTTATAAAAATTGGATTGGGCCATATCAAATTGCCGAGAAGATCCTATTTTTTATTCCAAAATACAATAAGACAACATTTGAATATACGAAAGCGTATGACAAGTATGTTCACGGTTTTGGTGAATGGTTAACTCAAGACAAAAATGGAAACCCATCTTGGTTGACTAAACTTTGCCATTGGATTGAATCCAAACGCAAACGAACTATCAAAGTTAAGATTGACCGATGGGATACTTGGTCAATGGATCATACATTGGCACTTATTATTTTGCCAATGCTGAAACAATTAAAAGAAACAAATCATGGTGCACCTTTTGTGGATGATGAAGATGTGCCAGAAGAATTGCGTAGCACATCAGCACCACCAAAAGAAAATGAATGGGATACCGATGCCAATCATTTCAAAAGATTTGAATGGGTAATGGATGAAATGATTTGGGCTTTTGAGCAGTTAGTTGATGATGACAATGATGCACAATTTCATTCTGGTAATTCAGATTTAAAAACTGTGCCATGCGAGTGGGACGAAGAAGGTGAGCCAAAAATGTATTCTTTAGAACATGGCCCTAACCACACCTCAGTATTTGATAAAGAAGGCTATGATAAGCACAATGAAAGAATTCAAAACGGGCTAAGATTATTTGGTCGCTATTATAGAAACTTATGGGATTAATATGATACAAAAAACATTTGATATGAACAGAGACCTAAGTTCTTATGTTTTGGTTATGGAAAATTGGATTGATACTGAGGCCTGCAAACAAACAATCCGTGAAATACAAGATGCGCCTTGGCAACAACATACTTTTTACAATCCAATTGATGGTTCATACAACACTCAAAGTGGTTCTAGAGAATTGGATATTGCATACGGTAATGGTGTGTCAACAAAAGATTACATTATGCAAAGAATATGGGACGCTTTTAAGCAATACACAACCCATTACAGTTTTCCATGGTTTAGCACTTGGTCTGGTTTTTCGGAAGTGAGATTCAATATGTATAAAGAAACACGAGTGATGGCTGAGCATTGTGACCACATTCATTCTATGTTTGATGGTGAGCGAAAAGGTGTTCCAACTATGACATTTTTGGCTATGTTAAATGATGAATATACTGGTGGCGAACTTGTTATGTGGGGTGATGAAGTAATTCCAATGGGAGAAGGTACAGCTGTTGTTTTTCCATCATGCTTTTTATATCCACACCGGGTAGATCCAGTTATTACAGGAACTAGGTATTCTTGTGTATCTTGGGCTTGGTAATTACTAAATAAGTAACCAGCATACACACAATCGCTGGCAACACACAAAAACACACAGGAGAAAATTATGTCAAACATGACACCTTTTGAGATTCGCCTAGAGTTATTAAAAATGGCGAGAGATATGTTAAATGATGATTATTATGGAAAGCGTGAACAAATTTCAAATCAATGGCAAGTAGAAATTGATACTGCCAAACTCAAAGGTGAAGATCCACCTAAGCACCCCGGATTTCCACCATTTCCCTCCGAAGCAGAAGTTATCGCCAAAGCAGCGACTTTGAATAATTTCGTTTCAAACATAACCGTAGATAAACCAACAACAACTAAAAAATCTACCTGATGGGACAAGGGCGGCTTCGGCCGCCCCCTAACAATTAAGGAGAAGTTATGAAAAGAGCAATTGTGCTTTTCACAATTAGTTTGATTGCATTAATTATAGGATTTACCTCACTCACAGTAACAAATGTTGTAAAATTGCCATATAAGGCTTATTACAATTTCATGTCTGCTGATGCCAAAAAACAAGTAGATTGCCTTGCAGAAAATATGTATTTTGAGGCAGGATACGAACCAGAAAAAGGACAAGTTGCCGTAGCATTTGTCACCATTAACCGAGTAAAATCGGGTTACTTTGAGAATGATATTTGTGGTGTAGTAAAACAAAAAATACAAGGCATTTGCCAATTTTCTTGGTATTGTGAACACGCTAACCCTACCGCAAAGCGCTTGACAGGCAGGGCTGAAATGGTGTATAATGATGTTAAGGACCTAGCAGTTTATGTCTATTCTAATTACGACAAACTGGAAGATCCATCAAAGGGAGCTTTATTTTTTCATGCCGATTATGTGAATCCAGGATGGAGAAACATGGAACATAAGATAACAATTGGCCGCCACATTTTTTACAACAGAAAGGATTTAAAGTGGACAAGTTAACCGATAAACTAAAAGGTGATAATGTATTTACAATTTGCATTACATTATTGTTTTTGACTGCCGTAATTTGTATTGGTTGGTATCATATACACGACCGTAGTTTGATGGCAGAAAATATGAACAATGCAATTGCAAAAGGCATTGACCCACTTTCAGTCCGTTGTTCATATGTTAAGAGTGATGATATTATCTGCGTAGCATTTGCAGCATCAGCACAATCACACAATGTAGCACAACAAGCAACTAAACGATAAACTAGGATTCTATATTATGGCAAAATACACTTTTACTTGTGAACACTTTGATTATGACAATTATCGTGGTGATGAACTTGATGTTGCATCAAAACACACCACAGAATTTCGTGCAGATACTTTAGAAACTATGCTTGAAAACTTTGAAATGTTCTTGCGTGGTGCAGGATTTCAGTTTGATGGTGTTTTAGATGTTGTGAAACCAGAAGAAGAGATTGTATATCACAATGATGATATTCAGTTTGACTTCTCTGAAATTCCACAAAACAACTGGCCATTTGCAGAAAATGTTTCACGCTCTGAAATTAATTTTGCGAGTGAGAAGTAATGCCTACAAAAGATGAAATGGGAAAGTTTGCGAAAGCGATTGATGCGTTAGTAGCAAACACCGATTTAAATTACATAGAAGCAATCGTTCAATATTGTAAAGAAACCGGTTTAGAGATTGAAGTGGCGGCATCATTAGTGAATTCAAATCTTAAATCAAAATTAGCTAATGATGCCATGGATTTAAATTTATTAAAAGATAAAGGTTCTAGGCTTCCAATATGACAGGATTTGAGGCTTTCGGTCTTTACGAATCCCTCAAACTTCATTTTACCAAAGATAGTTATGATTTCTTTCGTTACAATGGCAAGACAAACATAAGTATCACGGCATTTGAAAATCGTAAAGACAAATATCATTTTTATAAACTATCACGCAAGTTTAGCAACCGTGATGAATTAATTTCGTTTATTGTTGCGAATCTGCTTGCAAAAGAAACATTATGGGTTGGTGACTTATTGAGTGACACCGCAGAAGTGAATTTTCGTGAGCATCAGCGTGTTCTTCAATCGTTTTCTTATGTGTTTGAAAATGACTGTAAGGAAGTGTTTGATGGCCATGATGATCCAAATACTGTATTAAAGGTGGATGGCGGAGATTATCCAATATTACTTACAAAGACACTTCGCAAGGAAATACATATTGAGAGCTTTACAATGTTGGCCAAGATTCTGCCATTTATGAAAAATTGGTCTAAAGAGATTTCAGATACAATTCGGTGGCCAACATTTAAAACCAAAGTAGAAAAATTAATGCCATTTTTACCAGAAGATACAAAATACAAACTTATACTTAAAAAAATTATAAAGAAATGATAACAAAAATTTACCTAGACATGGATGGTGTTCTCTGCGACTTTGAAAAGAAGTTTACTGAATACTATGGATTCTTGTCATTGGCTAAAAGAGACCGTAAAGAATGGTCACGAGATTGGGAAGAATTCATTCTGCACAAAAAGGGATTTGAGAAATTGAATTGGTTTCCTGGCGGCCAAGAATTGCTAAATCATGTAAGAAACACCAAATTGCCTGTTGAGATTCTTTCATCAGCCGGCGGCAAGAAGTTTCAAGGTGAAGTTACGGCACAAAAAATTAAATGGCTGCGGAAGCATGGTATTAATTACAAAGCCAATATCGTATCAGGCCGTAAAGAAAAAGCTGAGTATGCCACACCTGAAACAGTTTTAATTGATGATACCGAAGATGTTTTACGGTATTTCACACAGGCTGGTGGCCACGGCATACTTCACAAAAATGTAAAAGATACGATTCAAAAGCTTGACTTGCTACTAAATAAATGATATAATATGTTTTTGTGGATAAGTCGTTTATACATCGTTCATATACCGTTATACGAAAGGAAATACAATGAGTAGTTTTGCAAATCTAAAGCGTGGTCGTTCTGACCTCTCTAAACTCACCAAAGCAATTGAAGCAACAAATCAGACCGGCGAAGGTGGTTCTAAAGACGATAATCGTTTTTGGCAACCTGAAGTAGATAAAGCTGGTAATGGTATGGCTGTGATTCGCTTTCTGCCTGCACCACAGGTTGATGGCGAAGATGCTCTGCCATGGGTTCGTGTATTTTCACACGGATTCCAAGGACCAGGCGGCTGGTTGATTGATAATTGCTTGACAACACTAAATGAAAAATGTCCAGTTTGTGAGCACAACAATACATTATGGAATTCTGGCATTGAAGCAAATAAAGACATTGCTCGGAAGCAAAAGCGTAAATTGTCTTATGTCGCCAATGTTCTGATTGTTTCTGACCCAGCAAACAAATCAAATGAAGGTCAAGTTAAACTGTTTAAGTTTGGCAAAAAAATCTTTGATAAAATTACAGAAGCAATGAACCCTGAATTTGCAGATGAAACACCAATTAACCCATTTGATTTGTGGGAAGGTGCTAACTTCAAACTTAAAATTCGTAATGTTGAAGGATATCGTAATTATGATAAGTCAGAGTTTGCTGAGAAATCGGCACTCTATGATGGTGATGATGAAAAACTTGAGGCTCTTTGGAAATCAGAATATGGTTTGAAAGAATTCCTTGAGCGTAAGAACTTCAAAACTTATGACCAATTGAAACAAAGATTGGACAAAGCACTAGGTTTTGATGGCGCTGCACCTGCACCCAAATCTAAAGCAGCTGATATTACTGCTGAAGATACATCTATCATTGATAAATCTATTGGTGAAGATGATGAAGATTTGGATTATTTCAAATCCCTTGCGGAATCTAACTGATTCTAACCCATGCCATGCAAGTGCTACCCCGGCCTCGTGCCGGGGTTTTTATTAGGCCGCAGCACTAGCTAACATATTGCCTGTATCTTGCCGTTTAGAAGATGCGACCTGTGTTTTATTTACAATTGTCGTATTGTTTGTTGGTGCATTAACAACAACAGGTGTTTGAGGTTTTTGTTGTTCTCTTTGACCTTGTGCGAGGGATGATGATGCAGAAGCCATACCGCCACCGCTTGGTGCTGAAGCGGCCGCTCCAACTTGTGTTATTTTAGGATCATTTAAATATTCTTGGAAATGTTTTGCACGGTCTTCCAATCCAATAAAACCACCATTTACAAATTTAGTGACTGCCTTAATATCTGTCCAATCACCTTTATATTGTTTCATATATTTGATTGCAGTATCAGCTGCAGCTTCAGGCTTTGATACATCATCAGGATTACTTGAATATCCAAATTTTGTATAATTTTGTTTTCCTGTTAATTGAATAAATCCACGGCCACGATACATAAACCCTTCGCCGCCACCTTCTGGTGCATTACCCATACGACCACCATAAAGTCGTTCAGCTACTTTTTGTGGGCCGCCAGCAGCAACAGCTTCAGCATCCTGTGGGCCTGAAAACTTCTTTGGAAACAATTTCATTAATGTTCCGGCTTTATAATTCAGATTTTCACTCAACATTGTAAAGTTACCAGATTCATGGCCAACTTGTGCCATAATTGCAGCACGAGCATTTGGATCTGTTATGTTTGCATCATCCATGGCCTTCAACATAGCTTTTTTACCACTCTCTGAGCCAATTTTTCCTGGTTTTACATCAGCGGAAGTTGGTGGTTTAGCCTCTGGGCTTGGTGCAGCCGGAGCTGCAGCTTTTGGTGTTGGTTTTGGTGCAGCTGCCGATGGTGTTGTCGGCGGCGGAGGTGCAGCCGGAGCTGGCCCAGGAACAACTAATGCTTCTGGTGTTGGCGCAGGTTGTATTGCTTCTTTTTTCTTTGCTTCTTCTTCACGGCGCATTGTTTCAGTTTTAGGAGGTAATCCTAAACGCTGACGAACAATTTCATCATCACCAGTATATTGTTTTTCTTTTTCTAATCTTTTAACTCGCTCAGTTTCTTCAGCTTCTCTTTGTGCTTCTTGTTTTTTTCTTTCTGGCTCAGATTGTTGTCTTTCTAATTTTTTTCTTTCAGCTGAATCGTCAACCTGTGCAGATTCACCTTTTTTACGAATGCCAAGCTTTTCTTTTACCCAATTAGGCAACATATCAATTAGGCCATTAACCTTATTCATAAAACCATCGTATAAGTTTTTTATTGTTTGTATTGGTGAAGTAATTAAATTTTTCCAAAAATTAAAGTATCCAATAAAAAAATCTCCTACTTTGGAAAAAAATCCAGATATTGTATCAATAACTGGTTGTATAAACTCCATTACTTTATCAATAATTGGTTGAATGGATTCTTTAAACCATTCTTTTATGCCATCAACAAATTCACCCATTTTTGTTTTAATAGCATCCCAAAGACCTGTAGCCCATTCAACAAAAGTATCTTTAAATGCTAAAAAAACAACTCCAACAATGGCAGCTAAACCAAGATACTTCATTACTGATTTAAGAATTTTATTTTTTGAAAATGTTTCTTTAAGTTTTTTGACACGATTTACGCCAGGCATCGCAGTTGGTTTTTTCTTTTCATCTTTACCAATTTCAACATCTAACTTTTTAGCCCTTTCACCTTCTTTAAGAAATTGAGCGTCTGCGCCTTTTGCTGGTTCTCCGCCTTCTAACTTAACTAATTTTTGAATGTTTTGTCTAGCAACATTTAAATCACGAGCAAAACCTGGTAAAGACATAAAGTTTTTACCAACAATTTTTAAAAGTGTATTTGGATTTTCTTTGACAACTTTCTGTGTTTTTGCTACACCAAGAACTTTGTCTTTGAGAGAACTACCAAGAATTCCTGCTATATCTGCCATCTTATGTTCTCATCAACATACTTGCTAAATCAGAATTGTATACATCAGCAACTT